AGAGTTTTTTCAATTTCTGCATAACTAACTCTTTCAGTTTTCTTTGTAATTTTCCCATTTTCAAATCGCAATAATTCCAAAAAATCATCTACTTGAGCGGTAAGACCAGATTGCGTTAACTTTAATGAAATTGTATATCTATCAGCGCCAGGAGCATTATAGTTTGAAGAACCAATAGAAGGATCTCGTAATTGTGTATCTTCTTCGGCAGTTACAGTATCTCTTGTTATTTGATATCCAATACGAGAGTTAAGAACATCGAACAATTGTCCACTTCCACTCCATCCTGCATCAAGAGTAAGACCAACCACACGAGTCGGTGTTGTTAGTTGTGTTTCAGATCGAACAAAAAATCCATCAATATAAAATATTCCTTCTGATACTGTTACTAGTTTTGCAGTTTCTGTTGTGCCGACAAGAGTAAGATTGCCAGATCCATAAGAAACTCCACCCGCCGAAAAATTAACACCAGAAAGAAAATCCAAAGAAAAAAGAACATTAGTGGTACTTCCACCTGCAGAAGTTGGAACAAAATTAACAATTCTTGCCTTTGTAGTTCCAAAACTCAATTCACTTCCAATCAAAGTAGAATAATCGGTTATTGATGCAGAGGTTAAAGACGCTGTTGTTATTCGTACTGTTGAGGTAGTTCTAACGCTTATTCCACCACCAACAACCCTAGAACCATCAGTAAATAGATGATCTCCAATTTTTGAAACTTGGTTTTGGAGTATGCTTTGTGCTTGAGTGAGTTCTCTTGCTTGAACTGCATATCCCGGTCTAAAAAGAATTCGTAAATATCCATCTAATTGGGAAAAATCATCGTAATACGGATTAATATTAAATATACTTGGATCGTATGTCATTGTTTTATTTTAAAAGGTTATAGTTAATCTAAACTTTTCTTTTTGATCTTGAATTCGGTCTATTGGTACTACATTGTCTATGTATATGATTTCTCCAGAAGATACATCTATATCTGATAAAGTAACTCCATCTACAACGTATTCAGTACCAGTAAGTTTACTTGCAGTAGCACCATATAGTGATGATATTTTAAATTTTCCGATTATATCAGTCAGGTTTAAAATACCACCAGTAGTACCTGCATTTTCCCAATCATATACAATACCACTCGCATAATCAGTATCAGGATCTCCTGTTACTCCTTGTTCAATCAATGCACCAACAGGATATGTTGTAGAGGAAAGTGCAGTACCAGTTATACGAACTTTTGTCAATCCTGTATATAAAACATCTCCTGAAAAATAATATGGACCAACTTCTAAAACTTTAAATGAATCTTGACTTGTAAATGTTGCTCCACCAGATAATCCAATGGTGTTTACGATTTCTCCATATCTCGGAGAAATGTTAAAAATAGTTGCGGTTGCACCAGAAATACTTCCAGTTATTCCTGCTGCGGAAGAAGATATAACAAAATTATTTTCTGTTACTTTTATTCCTAATGTATTTCCATTTAAAACTCCACCAGCAATTGGAATAACTATTCCCTTTGCTACAAATGAATATCCGTAACTAATACCAGCCGTAGTACCACCCATAGTAATAAATGTAATGCCTGCTGGAATATTTTGAGTAACAGTTTCTCCGTTAATAAAACTAGATATTGATTTATTAATTCCTAAAAGATAATCTTTTGGTCTATTTTGTGTTGTAATAAGAAAATCAGAACCAATTCCTGTTGATGTTACTGATAAGATTTTAGTTGTATCGTTTGCTGTAATATATTTTGAAATTTTTGTAGAAACTAAACTTTCTTTTCCAAAAAGAATAATATCTCCTTTTCCTGCCGCATCACCATCAGCAGGAAACCTTGTAGTCATCAGTATATTTGTATTTGCGCCTGTTAAATTTAAAAGACTTATATCTCTAAATGCAGATGTTTGTTTTCCTGCTAATGTTCCTTTATCATAATTTAATGTTGGATTTTTAATTATACCAAACTGCCTATATTCTCCACCAGTTAATATTGTTCCTTGATCATTTTCATCTAATAAGATATTAATAAAAATAGTATCAGATTTTAATTCTGAAAGAATATTACTTGCATGTCCTCCCTTTGGCGGAAGAACTCCTGTCAATATTGGAGAAGATGTATTTACTAGTGGAGGAGCAATGATATCTAACATTATATGAGAATAATTAGAGCCACCATCTCCAATTTCAACATAAGCTATTGATTTATTAAGTACTACATCATCTGTCAACACAGGATAAAGATATGCTCCACTTCCATCTCCAATAACTTTAATAAATGGCAAGACTTCTACTGTTAATGAGCCCTCTATAGTACCTGAAAATTTTAGCACATCATCTCTAATAGTAAATTGCTTATCTGCATTATTGTAATTAGTTATTACTCCATAATTTCCTATTTCTGATATATTATTATTATTTTTTACAATTCTAATAATATAATCAGTCCACGGATAACTGGCAGAGTCTGCTTGGTTATTAATAGTATTCAAAGTAACAATACTCTCAGCATCCTCAATCGTTAATACGGAATATCCCAATGTATCTCCCGCAACAATCTGACTTACTACTAATCCACCTTTTTGATTAAATCTAATTGCTTTTGGATAAATTCCTGCTGTTGCTCCAACAGAATAAACAGGTGGATCTATTCTAGTAATAGTTCCTGATCGTGCTTGTAATTGCGCGTTATATTGATTTTGTGTTTCAGAATTAGAACTATTTGTTATAAATTCAATTGGCAAAAATGTCGTTAGTGTATCTGGTTCATTTTCATTCGTGACTGTTCCTAAATATTTCCAAACATATCCATCAGAAAGAGTAAATGGATTATCTAATACAAGATCTGGCATTTGTGTTGATGCCGCACCACCATTGTTATTTAAACATTTATAAATATTTCGATTAATTGTATAGACATAAAAAATTTTCGGAGAATCTTTATCAAATAAATCTTCTGAATCAGTATATTGATCATATACAGTTCCACCAATCCAATCATATCTTCTAATAGAAAATAAAATATCTTCTGCTCTAATTTTCTTATATCCAATAATATTTCTACTTAAATCATACTCGTTTTTTACAGTATCAACATAAAAATCTGGACTAGAGTCGTTAGACCATGCTGTACTCTTTGCGATAAAGAAGAAATATTGATTCACATTTCTTTCTATGTCTTGAAGCATAGATTGAGCCGTAGAAGTTCTTATTGATGATTTTATATAAGTAGCCATTTTTCCTTTTATGTTGGTATAAGAGTACCTGTATATGTATCCTCTGTAAGTTTTATTCCTGTTGTTAGATCAATAGATCTTATTGATCTATATGTCGCCGACACAGAATTAGCAGAATCAACAAAATCCTGAATTGTTATTGATCCAAAACTAAGACCAGCAGACAATCCAATAAGCGCCGACGAATGATGGTTTATTTCCCAATAACCAAATCCACTGCTGGAATCTAATTTTATTGGAGATCCTAAAGGATTATGTGCTGTTCGTCCTCCTTCTGGCATAATATCATAAGTATACAATCCGTTTACAGTTACAAATTCTGTCCCCGAAACCGCAGTCAGACCATTCACAATTGTACCAGCACTACTAATATAAGGATTGTATCCAATAGGATATAAATCTCCCGCAAAAATAGAAGAGGTAACTCCATTATTTCGTAGATCTAAAGTTGTACCAATAGTATATGGTGTGTAATTTCCGATAAGAGGAGTTGTTATAAGAGATAAACCAGAAATTCCATCTACTTCTATATTTAACTTACTTTGTAAAAGAATAGATCCAAACATCTTCATTCCAGCAGGATGAATAATTTTATTTAATACAGAAAAATATCTGTCAATACTCAATCCTGATCTAAGATCATAAGAAAATTCCTGATAATAATTTCCATCTTGAATTTTTTTATTTGAAGACAATTTTCCATTATCAGAACGAAAATATCCTGGATAATTTGTTACCGCTGTGGGATTGAATAAAATAGTTGCTGTGGAATTCGTTCCTGTATCATTGATAATAGTTCCTGTTACTTGATTGAAAAAATTAACGCCAGACTTTTTAATAGAAATTTTCTTAATAGATCCACCCAATCCAGTAACTTCGACAATAGAAGCAAATCCACTTCCTGCTCCCGAAACAAAAATTTGATTTCCTACAACATAACCTGTTCCTGGAGATTGAATAAAAAATTCTCCAAGAACACTATAAGTAAATTCTTGAAAAGTTATGTCTCCTTGTATTATTGATACAGATCTGTTTGGAAGAAATATGCCTGATATATTTGTTATAAAAAATTCAGTAATTAGAGCGCCAGCTTCCACATACTGCACTATAGAATCTATAAATGCACTTGCAGTAACGGTATCGGAAGAATCTGTTTCATATTGCACAATTTCTCCTCTAGATGCCGAAAAAATACTCTGACCACTAGAAGAAGTAGTTTTAATAGATTTTGGTTCATACCATTCACCAGCTGAAACTTTTAAAATATCTTCTTTGGGAGTGTATATTTCTAATTCACTATTGTATAACAGTCTGAATAAAAATTTATAACTATTTTCTGTTCCTTTATTTCCATAGAAATCACGGATTTTCTTTAATAATGTTGTTCTATTTGGAAATTCTCCATTAGAATTAGCAATCAATATATCAGGAAATGATTCAAGATATGTATTCTTAAAGTGTTTAAAAAACTCTTCTCCATTAGAGTCTATATCTTTAATTGTGTTTAAGTTTTGTAAAATATATCCTGAATTATTGGGTTGTTCTAACCACTCGTAATATGTCTTTATAAAAAGAATTAGTTTTTTATAGTCTTCCTTCATAAACGAAGGAAACTGATCTTCGATAAATGGAGAAATAATTTTTTCTAATTGTTCGACAGACGAGTTTAAAATAATACGATTTATTGTGCTCATATCTTATGCTGTAAATTGTTTTCGTATCTCGTAAGGAACCATAGAAATGCTAACAGAATCTGTGTGTACTCTACTTATTCTTAATATTTTATTCTCAAAAGAAAAAATATCAGTGTTTAATGGAGTGACTGTTATAGTTAAAAATCTTTGAGAGTTTCCTATAGATATAGGAGCAAATTTTCCATTAAATTTAATTATTCCTGTAGAGTAATAAATTTCTCCAATACCAGAATATATCGTAGTAGTTATTTGAGTAAGAGGATCTGTTCTTACTAAATTAAGTTTACCAAAACCATCATCCGTTATTTTAACAGAAGAAAAAACAGTTCCTGTAGAACTTGCATGTATCATCGGACTTGATGTAATATTATCTGATGCGCTTTGTGTAATGGGATTCTTAAAGTCAATAGAGAATCCTTTATATTCAGTTAGATTATTTAGATCTGTTGTTTTTCTTAAATAAATTTTAGTTTGATTACTAGTTATTGCAGTATCTAAATTGTTTATATTTTCTGATACTTTTGATAGATAAAAATTATCTCCAAATGATTCTAGTGTAGTTGCGGAATATGTAAATAATTCGGCGACTACTAATGCTTTTAGTGTTCCAACACCAAAAGAAAGAAGTTCTGGTTTGTATGTTATAATAGAGGAAACTATAATATCAATATAATCTGCATCTACAATTTCTGGTATTATTGTTACTATTGATGAATTTCTTCGAAGGGAAGACGAAAGAGAATATTTTTCTGACTGTGTAAGAGAAGAACCAGATTTTGGTTTTACTGCAATAAAAACTTTTCCGTATTGAGGAGGAACTACAGTCTCTCCTCCATATACTAAAACAGAATCTGCATTTGGATATTCTCGAAATACTGCAGCGGTATAATCATTTACAGTAACAGATCTTCCTCCTGCTTGGAAGAATTTAGGAGCAACAAATTTTATTCTATCAATACTTTCTTCAGAAGATCCACCCGACGATTGTGAAACTAGAACAGGAGAAAGCAATCCACCAATAGAAGTAGTGAATTCTGTAATTCCATTTGCGATATCTCCATTTGTTTCTAGATATTCTACAGTAATTATACTACCTACTGTTGGTTGAACACCAATGAAATTATCTCCAAAGTATAATTCATATACTCCTGTTTCTCTTTCTTGAAGAAAAAATACTTTAGATGTACTTGTTAAATCTATAAATGATCCTGCTAGATTCCAAACATCCAATGAACCAGTAGTTTCTACCGCAGATGCTCTGACATTGACTCGTATTGTTGTGGTGTCTATTTTGTTATTTGGAATAATTAAAATACTAGTTGATTTTTTGGTTGCGTCATAGACATATGTCATTCGTCGCAATGTACCTTCTTTTATCTCTATATTCTTAAAGATACCATCTTCATTTGTATATACTGTATCCGTCAATACAAATCTATAACTTGTTCCTTCAGAATCTACTCCAGCAAATTCTGCTCCTCTACGCAAAAAGGAATCTGTATTTGCTGTAGTAGGAGTAATATCAATTACGGCAGTTGATGCTCTGTTAGATTGTGGAGTGTATCCAATTGTCTTTGCGTGAGATACAACACTCGGGCGCATTACAGCACTATCAAGAAACATTTCATTTGCTACCATATTAGCATAAAATGCTTGGTAGTGTGTATTGTATGCCAAAACATCTAATATTGTACTTAATATAGATCCATCGAAATTATAATCTTTAAGTGTTTCTTGAGAACTCAAATAAGCAATAAGAGAACTTTTTGTCTGATTAAAATCTAAACCAACAACATTCAAACTATTATTTGATGCCATTTTAGCGAATCCTTTCTAATACAACCGTAAGTTTATCTGTTCTTCCAATAGGATTAATACCATATTCCACATCTATTGTGTAGGTATTTTCTCCAGGATATGCTGTAATATCTACAAAAAGTCTTCCAACTCGTGGTTCGTATTTTCTTATAACATCAAAAACGCAATCTCTCATTTCAATAGTTGTAACTGGATCTATTGGTTCAAACAAAAATCTTCTTAATGCACCACCAAGAAGTGGTTGAAATAATCGTTCTCCAAAGGAAGTATTTAATAAATTAGAAATAGATTGCTTAATTGCTCGATCATCCTTAACAAGTAGCAGATCACCCGTCTTTGGATTACGAGTAAAACTAGGATCAATATCCGAGAAGACTGTTGCGTTATTAAAACTAGAAACTTGTGTTGTCATTAGTGATTTCCAATATGTTGCATATGAGTATTAATTGTCTTTGTTGCTGTTTCAATAACTCCTGATAATACATTTTCGTCTATTCCTTCTTCTGATATACCAAAAAATTCTTCTTTAGAGCACCAATGGCAGCATATAAATCCTAATGGAATAAGACTATCTACACACCGCAAAGGACTAACAGAGAAAAACATCACATTATTTATCATTAATCCTGATTGAAGAGAAGATTCTGGTAAAGATTCAACAGAAATAATCTTATGTGGTGAAGATTTAAGTAATCTTATCAATTCCATATATCGAGTAACTAGTACATCTTGTGATTCTAAAATCATTGATTGAATACCAGGCGCAATAGATTCGTGTGTAACAGAAAATCTGTTCATTGAACTTCCATCTTTGAAACTTCCACCATTATGGAATTGAAATATTAAACTTCTAGAAGATCGAGTAATAAGACGCAACTCAGTTAGAAGTTCATGTATTTGCGTGTGCTTTTGAACAAAATTTTGATCTTTGGCAAAAATCGTTTTAAATGAAAGTTTTTTCTTTCTTATTCCTCCAATAATTCCTATCACAACACCACATATCAAAAGACCTATAATTTCTCCAGCTGGTTGAACCACATCCTTTATGGATGCATATATTTGAGAAATTGAACTCATCTAAATCCGTCTCCCGCATTAGTTTTGAGTCCAGATGAAACAGAAGAAATAGCAGACTGCGATAGTCCCCTAAATTCAGGAGATAGTAGATTGTTTGCACTTTCAACTGCCATTTTATTGCATGGATCGCTACTATCTCCAACCAAATTACTCAAAAAAGTAATTTGTGTAAATTCTGCGACCTTTAATTTTGCTTCTTCTACTTTAGCCTGACCATCGGAAACTAATCCATTCATTGTAGATATAGAATCATTAATTTTAGAAGAAATAGAATCCATTCCAGCAGAAAGTTGTCCTGCTGCTGCATTAAGATCAATACTATCTGATATATTTCCTACCAATTTATCCAAATCTATTTGAATATTTCCAGCAACAGATATGCTCGTTTTTCCATTACTTGTAACAACACCAAGAGCCATGCCGACATCCAATCCTTCTATTCCTAAAGCACAACCAATGTTACCATAAAAATTCATTGTTCCAATCGTGGACATAAGAGTCTGTGGATCTGTAAGTCTTTCAGATTCTGTTTTCATTGCATCAACAGAAGATTTCATTGAGGTTACTTTATTTTTAAGTGAATTTAATGAAGAAGAATTTATTCCTGCAGCTTGTAGAGCCTGTCCATATGAACTAAGTGTAGAAGCATAAGGCGGATCAGGATCAAGTATCGGGTCTAATTGAGTTATAAGATTATTTATCTTTGATATTGTAGAACTTAATCCACCACTTACTTGTCCTGCCTTTTCTCCAACAGAGTTCTGTATTTGAGAAGTTCCACTAGTTGTATTGTGAAGTGTTTTTTGTTCTTCTGTTAGTTTAGTTTTGCAAGGACATGCCATAAAATTATCCTATTATAAAAGTCGGTGATCCTGTAGGACTATGCCCACAAGATGCTTGACTTGCTTCCGTACATACGGGAACTCCATTCACCACGAAGGACGAAGTTCCATTCATCATAACAGCAGAATTATGAGGACTATCACCATGATCTTGAACAGGATTTCCTTCTACACAAACAGGAACTCCATCAATAATAAAACTAGAATCTCCAACAAGTATTGTGCCACCTGCTGTATCTAAAAATGCTCTACAAACTCCTGGCATATGCTTATTTAACCTTTACTCTGCTTGGGCGAGCAGCAGGTGCTCCTGAATTTATTTCTACTCTTGATCCAACATTCATAATTGATCCATCTGATACAAAGGAAACAGTTTTTCCAGAAAATGCAATATTGTTATCTGCAAAAAATTCTATTTGTTTTCCTGATGCTTTAAGATTTCCATCTATTTTTAGATTCATATCTCCCTTTACCAATACATTAGTAGTACCATTTAATTGAATATTTCCTCCTCCATTTACTGTTATATTTAGACCACCATCAATAATAATATCCACACCTTCTTTGCCAGCAATGTATATTTTCTTATTTCCGTGAATAATTTCATAATCATCACCAACAATTCTTTGAACTCTTGTGCCGTCAGGAGAAGTTGCCCATCCATTTCCAACTTCCGTAAACGATCCTGAAGTATGCCATTGGTGTATACGCTCTGCTCCCGGAGTATCATCAAATTCCTCCACATTTCCTCTTTCTGTAAATTTAACATGATTTTTTGGATATACAGCAGCGTATGGAGTTTCTGGTTCACTCCATACTTTACTTCCTGCCGTATCAGGAGCACTTTTTAGATTTTTCTTAACTGTTTGTTTCTTATAAGCAACAATAGTCTTTTCAGTCAATTCTCCTTGAGCCAAACGATTTGTATCTGTCTCTCCTACTATAGAAACTCCAAGAGGAAATTTCTTATCATTTACTGCCTTTGCTGTTGCAGGATACCTTCCCGAAGGATCATTAAATCCTTTGCTTTTATCTGCTTCAGCAACAGGAATTCCACCAAATGATCCTATCATAACTGGATCTTGTGCTTCTTCTCCATCTCTAAAAAATCCAAAAACATGTGATCCAACAAGAAGTCCTGTTGGAGATGTTCCAATTCCAGATAAAGCCGCACTCGTTATTGGTTGCATAGGATATGCCCAAGGCAGAGAAGTTATTGGAAGTTCTACAGGATCATCAGAATGATATCCAAAAACTCGAATTCTACATCTACCAACCATAAGAGGATCAGAAACATCTTCCACAACTCCGTGCCACCAAATAAATCCATATTGTCCAAGAAAATTATTCATTCTACCCCCATACAATTTCTCGAAAGTTCCAAAGTACAAGAATACACAGTATTGAGTGTGTGCTT